GTCCGGGACTGCCCGGTTCGGGTTCTGCCAGTCCGGCTCGTGTTCCAGCTTCGCATCCAGGCCGAGCCTGCAGTCGAACTTGTCGCCCTCATAGACGGCCCGGGCGTCGATGCTGACGATCTGGCCGCTGCGGCGCGCCAGGTCGATCATGCCGCGATAGCCGATGATCACCTGCGCCTCGGTCCGTTTTTGCCATTGGTTCCCGACCTTGATGTTGCGGTCGAACGGCAGAAGGTATGCGTGGCCCAGCGCGTTGCCCGGCTCCAGCCCCAGCTGCGCGCACTGGATCACGGCGCCCAGGAACGACATCGGGTCGCATTGTGCCAACTTTGGCACTTTCCGCATTTCGGTCGTGGCGATCCTGGCCATGCGCTCGGCGGTCATGTGGCGCGGCAGCGCGGCTTTGATCTGCGCCTGCACCTTGGGATTGGCCATCAGGTGTGCCAGATCTTTTGGCTCGTCGGCCTTGGCCGGCGTGCCGGTGACAACGGATTTCAGCGCGGAGGTACTCATTTATGCTTGCTCCTTCAGTTTGGAAAGTCGGAAGTCCACGTAACGCTGTGCGTCGTAATGGACCGAATAGGGTTTCTTGCTGATGACCTTGCGGGTGAAGGCCATGCCGTCGCTGAACTTGATGGCGCTGGCGTTGCCCATTTCGGCCAGCAAGTGGGCCTTGGACCCGTCGAGGATCGCCTGGTAGTGGTCGCGCATTTCAGCGGCCGTCGCCATGACCGCCCTCCAGTGCTCGTGCATGGCCGTGGCATCGATGATGGTTCCATCCGTCCCCGGATACAGGCGCTTGAGGGTTTCGATCACATCCTTGTGCTCGTAATCGAGCGGCGGCTGCACCTTCGGCTGCACATACCTGGTCCAGAACTCGACAGCGCGCGCACGCATGGCGGCGATCAGTTCGTCATCGCGCTCCACCACGTAGGGTTTCAGGTCGTCGCCAATCAGGGCGAATGCGCGGCAGCGGCGCGCGCCCTTGATGCCCATGCCGTGCTGCACCTGGGCCACGTAGTGCAATGGCAGCTGGTCGGTATCGGTCTCGCCCCACTCCTTGGCCTTGAACGGGTGGACCGTCTTGATCTCACCGTTCTCGACCTGGCCGGTTTCCTCGTCCAGGTATTCGAAGTCGATCTCGGCGGCCATGAATCCGAACTCGGAATCGATGTAGCGCTGGTTGCAGGCCACGATATTCAGGCCGTGTTCCTCGCGGATCATGTCGAGGATGTAAGGCTCCATGCGCGAGCCGCGGCGCTTGGCATTGGCGTTTTGGCCGTTCTCGGCGCGCGGCCGGATCTTGTCCATCCAGAGGTCGACAATGTTGCGCCAGGGGCTCACGCCCAGGATGGCGGCGATGTCACTGCCTCCGATGTATTTGGTGCGGTCGAGCACCAAGGTTTCTGTGGATGCGTTCATGGGGCACCAAAATTCTGTGGATTGAGGACGGGGGAATCGATCAGCTCGGCCACGGCCAGCAGCACCAGCACCAGGGCCATCGGCAGCCAGGCGTAGGTGTCGATCAGGTACACGAAGTTGGCGGCCAGCTGGCGCAGGCGCTTCACGCTGGCGCTCCTTCGCGCGCGGCCTCGATCGCGCGCTGCGCTTCCGCACGGTCGACCAGCTCACGCACCTGATACCCGCGCGCCTGCATGCCGCTGACCATGTGCGCGGGAACATTCAACCAGTGGCCGTCTTCTGGCAGCTTCACCTGGTGCAAGATCGTTTCCATTACTCCTCCTGTTTGCGAAAGGCTGGTCACCGCGTTGCGGCGACCCGTGACCAGTGTTCAGAGACCCTTGGTGCAGCGGAACCCGACGCCGACGACCTCGCGGTCGGGCCAGTCGACGCCGAGAAAGAAGGCCCCGGCACTCGACCCGGAGAACCAGCCGCCGCCGCGGACGAGCGCACGGCCCGACCAGTCGGCGCCGGCACGCGGCCGCCAGCCCATGCCCTTCTCCATCGACGGATAGGGCGCGGTGGCGATGGACGGTGAGTCGGCGGCGAAGGCCTTGGCGACCAGGCCGTCCGCATCGCCCTGCACGTCATCGAAGACCCAGCTGAAGACGCAGCCGGCCACGTCGAACACGGTCTCGCCGTTCGACAGCAGGAAGGCGCGCTTCTGCTGCTCGTAGGTGCCGGTCGGCGCTTCGTCCAGGTCATAGTCGTCGTGCAGGCCCATGTTCAGCGTGCCCTCGCCGACCGCGCGGCCGGACCAGTTCGCCGCAACGTTGAAGACGTTCCAGGCCAGGGCCAGCGCCTGCGTCTCGCGGATCAACTGGCCGCCCATGACCTCGCACTGCAGCTTGGCGTCAGCGAAGTTGATTTCCACCCAGGGCGGCAGGTCGGCGTTCACCACCGGCTGGCGCTCGTCGCCCTTCGCGATGTGGAACTGGCTGACCTGGAAGGCCGGCACGACCAGGCCGTTCGGCAGCGTGGTTTCAGGGACGGTGACGAAGCCGGATTCGCTGACCACGGCTGCAGGTGCTGCTTGTTCGATGACGCTTTCATTGCTCATTTGCGGCTCCAAGATGTTGTTGGTGGGTGGGCGGGGCTTTGACCATGTCCCCCATGGGCCTGTGCGCCGGCAGGCTGGCGGCCCCTGACGTAGGGCGAACGGGGCATTCCAGATCCCACTGCATCTATTTCCTGAGCCGAAAGCAGGCCAACCGGGGGATTTGACGAAGGCCACCCGGGCCAACGTGGTGCTCAGTACGCCACGGCCATTTCCCGGGCCCAGATGAAGTCGTCGACGCGCTGTTCTTCGCGGCTCGCAGCCTTCCAGGTCGGCGCCATGAACTCCGCCCAGCCGACGATCACCTGGTCCAGCTCGTCGCTGATCAGGTTGCTGATGTCGACCGTGGTGCCGGCCAGGCCAATCGCTTCGAGGATGAAGTTGCCGTCGCCGTCGAATTGGCCGAACACGTCCAGCAGCAGGCCTTCATGCGCGAAGGTGCCGATGAAGTGTTTGCTCTTGATCTGCGGCTGGTTGGTGGTGGAAGACATGGTGTGCTCCGTGTTTGTCGTTGAGAGTACTTTAGTACTTGCTAAACTGCATGTCAAGCATTTACTAAACTTTTGAGCGAAAAAAAACCCGCTGGGGCGGGTCTTTTTGTATTCGGGCGTTGCTGGTCAGTCGCCTAGTTGATCCTCAAGATAAGCGGACGTTGTCGATTTCTGCTCAAGTTTGCTCTCGAGACTGCTAAGTTTCTTTTTCACTTCATCGAGCTCATTGAGCGCTTTCTGCAAAAAACAAAGGATCAAAGCTGATACTTCCGCAGCACTCGTGGGAAAACCTGTGGCTATGATGATCACGAAGGCGGTAATCTGCCATGCAACCAACGTCCAAAGTAGATCTCTCCAATGTCTCAAAGCCGGCCTCATGGGTTACTTCGCGACCGGCGCCTGGGCCGGCACGGTGATGATGATGGGCTGCTGCTGGGGCGCGGCGGCCTTGGGCGCCGCATTGTTGAGGACAAAGGTAATTACCGTAATGGCGACAGCGCCCAATGCTATGGCGGTCCCGACCGTCCACTTGATCTGCGCATTCGACGTTTCGTGCAGGTCAGCCTTGGTAGCCATGTGATCTAGACGCGTTTCCATCTTGGATAGACGGATATCGATCGAACGTACATCCTCGCGGATGTCCTCGACGGCTTTCTCCAGCTTTTCAACGCGATTTTCCATATCGCCATCATCTGGCGGCCTGCCGCCATTGTCAACATTTCCCCCAGTTTGGCCCGGGAACTGTCTTACCTCCGCGCTCATGCCTTTTTCACTTCCTGGACGGTCCTATCGAAATGCGTGTCAAAGAACTCTGTATAGCCGCAGGTACCGCAGACATATAGCCGGCCTGCGAACACCAGCAGCGGGTTCTGGTGCCCGATCAAGGCCCAGGTGGAGTTCTGTCCCTCATATTCGGCCGGCAAAAGGTCGCCGTGGCCGTATCGGCAGTTTGGTGTCACGATTTGCGAAATACCCATTGGGATTTTTCTCCAGTTGTAAACGGGGCGGGGATGGGCTAGATTCCACAGGAATCGTTCAGGAGATTATTGCAATGAACCAGAAGATTCGGCTTCAAGGTTGGCCCGCATGTCCGGTAGTAGCTGCGCCAGTGCTGAGTAAAAGCTACTTGATACGCGAACCGGAAGCGTCATGCCCGCCTCCGTCTTTATCACCAGAGCGAGATCGGCATTCGGCAGCGGCGCAAGCCCAACTTCCGACGGAAGTAGAGCCTCTACCATCACACGCATGGCATCCATCCGAATTTGATCTGGCTTGAAGAACTCTCTGTTCAAGGTCGCAAAAGCCGCAACTGCAGCCGTGGGACAAAATGCCAAGTCCTGCGTGGAACCATCCGCTAACTGGACCTTGAGAAACACGTTCCCGCTGTTGTCCGTTCCACTGGCAACTACATTTTGAAATAACGGCGTCATATCCTCTCACTCTCCTTCCGCACCACCCGGCCCACAATGATGCACATGTCGCCCTCGCAGCGCTTGCGGGAGTATTTGCGCTGGTCGGAATGGTCCGACGCCAGCCACCAGAACCCACCGTCGCGCACCAGGCGCTTAATCACCGGCTCGCCTTCGTAATTGATCGCGTACACGGCGCCGTCAACTGGCCGGGTGTCCGCCGTGTTCACGATCACCAGGTCGCCGGCGTACAGGGCCGGCTCCATGCTCTCGCCCTTCACTTCCATTGCCAGCAGCCGCTCGGGGATGTAGTCGTTTTGCTCAACCCAGCGGCGCGGCACCATGGCCTGGCCGCCGTCACGCCTGTCCGGCTCTACCGCAAAGCCCATGATCCCAGCCGAGAGCTTGAGCTTGACCTTCTGGATGGATATCAGCTTTGGACTGTCTGGATCGGCGACTGCGACAGGCCGCGCGCCAGGAATGCCTCGCATACCTTCCGGGGCCTGATCCAAGAACATGGGCCCCATGTTGTACTGCTCCTCCAGGCGGCGCGCGACCCGCTCTCCGAAGGAACCGGTGGACTTGAGCTGCGAAAACAGACTCTTCTCTTTCGCCGGCGTGCCGTGCTCGGCAACCCAGCGGCGCAAATTCTCGCGTCGAATCTCAACAATATCCATTGCGCAAGTTTAGAACTTTCTAAATTAGTATTCACTTGACTTTGAGTTTAGCGGTTACTAAACTCGCGTCATGGACCTGAAAACTTACATCGCCGCTGAACGCGGCCGCGCCGTTGCCCTGGCTAGCCGCCTCGGCGTTTCGATCTCCTACCTGTCCCAGATGGCGAACGGAAAGTCTCCGATCTCGCCAGAACGGTGCGTCGACATCTGGCGCGAAACGGGCGGCATCGTCACGCGTCAGGACCTTCGCCCGGACGACTGGCAGCGCATCTGGCCTGAGCTGGCGGCGTAAGCATTCCAGGGGTCGCGCCATGCGGCCCATTTTTCCGCCCATCACTGATAACTACTGATAGAGAAAAATATCAATGAAGATCACATCCCCCACCGCCCAGCTGGTGCTGGACTTCGAGCCGGGGCTGGTCGAGCGCTTCCGCAGCCTGCGGGAATGCGTTGCGTCCGGCGTGTACCAGCGCGGCCTGAAGCGCGTCGCCGCCGACATGGACCAGGCCCCCGGCAATCTCTCCGTGCAGCTGGCCGACGATTCGCAGCGCCACTTCAGCGTCGACAGCCTGGAACGCTACGTCCAAGTCACCGGCGACCTCACCCCGATTTACTACCTGGCCGAGCGCTACCTGGCAGACCGCAACGCTGCGCGCGAGGCGGCCCATGCCGAAGTGCTGATGGA